TTACTCAGTCACATTCCAATGGATTGTGGGAGCAGCTTTCTTATTCAGCACGATCTTTTTGATGATTTGTCGGACCATTGTCTTTTGTTCGTCGAAGGTCAGATAGTCCCATGCCTCGCCGATCTGCCGGATGAGGAACTGCATTTCCTCCATATCGCGATATTGTGGCATTTCGTCCTTCAAATCTTCCAACTGCGTTTCAATGGCCTCCCGTTCTTCCTCCAGTTTTCTGATTCGATCACTCACGGAAGCAGCCTTTACAACGCCGCTTTGGATGGCATCGTATAAGTTTTCCAGGCCTTCATTCACAGTCCGTAACCGTTCCTGCAACCCTCTAATAGCCTCGGCATTATCTGCACCTTCTTCCTTGCTTTCTACGATGGCTGCGACTCTCTCCGGATTAAGCGCTATCTCTTTGATCTGACTTATCACATAATCCTCAACATGGCTTCTGTGTTGGTAGCCTAACCAACATCTCAACTCTGTCGAACGCTCTTTCGAACGTACGTGCTGATTTTTGCAAGCATAAAACTCATAGTAGTAATCATGCTCCTTTTTTCGCATTTTCCGGCGAACATGAACTACCGGCCCACCACAAACGGAACACTCCAACAGTCCGGTGAGCAAATAATCGCCAACCGGAGTCAAACCGTCTCGCCGTCTATCCCTTTCCCTTTGAACAGCGTACCAGGTTTCTGAATCAATGATCGCTTCGTGTTGGCCATCCACGATGACGCCGTTGTTGACTAGCTTACCAAGATAGAGAGGGCGCGATAGAACGTCCCGTATGAAGCCATGGTTAAATTTACGAGCCTTTGAGCGTGAAGACACCCAGTCTGCGATAGCAAGCGTGGATTGCCCTTGCAGGTATTGCTTGTAGATTTCACGGATGATATGTGCCTCTTCTGGGACGATGACAAGCTGTTGGGATTCCTTGTTCCAGGTGTATCCAAACGGCACTGGTCCGCCGTACCATTGCCCCTGACTGAATCGCTGTCTACGCCCCGATGTGGTTCGCTCAATAATCATGTCTCTTTCGAGCTGAGCGAATACTGCCAAAATCCCTAACATCGCCTTGCCTAGTGGCGTCGAGGTATCAAAAGGTTCTGTGGAGGATTTAAAAGCAACACCGTTTTTTTCAAATACTTCCTCCAATAGATGTAAAACGTCCAATTGCTTGCGGCCAAGGCGATCCAGTTTGTAGACGAGGACAACATCAAGCTTTTTCTCTTCAATGTGTCGGATCATCCGTTTCAACGCGGGGCGGTGAAGGTTGGTTCCAGTATATCCATCGTCAATATATAAGACATAGTCATCCCATCCCTGGGATTTGCAGAAGGCAATCAATCGCTCTTTCTGCGCATCGATGGAATAGCCTTGCTGTGCTTGCTCTTCTGTACTGACCCGGATGTATATGGCTACTCTCATAACTCCCCTCCTAAAAGCCCTCATTGGATTTATCTTAAACCAATGAGGGCTTGTTGATCATCCCGCCTTACTGAAAACATTCATCTGCAGTAACTCTTCGATGTCTGCGACTTGAATGATCAAATATTCAGCGTCCCAGTAGTCATGACCTCCTTCAACGGCTCGTCTTCGAAGCGGTGGTAAATACACGCCAAACTTGCCTGGCTTATCAGCGCGTAGCGTTAGCTCTCCCATCGTTACAGATATCCCTAGAGAGTCCGGACGGAAATCTTCAACCTGTTGCCGCTGGAACGGCGCCGTCACTGGTATATACACGGTCTCGCTTGCCCAGTTGAACTCACCTTTTCGAAAATTGACCACGTACCAGATCGGTACTAATTTGTCCTCAAAATAGTCGTAGTAGACGGTGATTTTCATCGAATAATCACACCTTGTCCCTTTTGCAGCTTTCGGTCGATTGCCAGCCGGAACATCTCTTTGGCCTGATCACACCAATTGGCAGGTGATGCTTTCCGGTAGCGGCTCCGCTCACGTTCGATACATGCCCATTCCCAGCGGCCGGCATTTATGCGGCGCTTGATTTGGTCCCAGCGTGCCTTGGCTAATTTGAAGGTGACTCTAAATTCGGACGCAAGCAGGTTAGGAACATCTCGTTCGTACTCGGGCATTGGGAGTGCCTGAATCATGTAGAAGGGCATCAGAGCGTATCTGGCAAAGTGCTCTGCTTGCTCCTCTTGGAGCCCTCGGAAAAGATCCGGCAACTCAGGCTGGTTACCGGCATGACCGCGTAGTAAGTGTCCCAACTCGTGAAAGAAGTCCAATCGCTGCTGTAACGAGGGGAGAGTTTCATCCAGCACGATATATCGCCCTCGCTCGTTTTCATGGGCAAATGGAATAATATCGGCTTGATACAGCACTTTAATACCAAGGCGGGAGGAAATGGTCCCCTCATCGATATCACTCGGCTTTTCGATGCCGATTGATCGATAGAGCGCTGCGATTTCTTTTTCCAATTCAGTCGGTTGATAGTATATCCACTGCAACATGTGAGTCCTCCGGAAAAAAACGAGAATGTATGTTCGTGTTTTAGGATGAAAAGAAATGCCCAATGGGCATTAAATTACTGGGTGGATTTAAACAAATTGATGAGAAAAGTACCAAGGGCAGCAGATGCAGCAACTATAGTAACCAAAAGTGGTATCCCAAACTTTAATGCTGACGTTTTTGCTGCTCCAATTTCATTTTTTACCACAAGAGAAACATGGTCCTCAGTAGTGAGTTTCTTGTCATCAATGACAGCTCTGACAATGTCTTTGGTCTTATATTGATCAGGCAAGTCTTTTATTTCTTCTCTAATTATGCTTTTTATTCTGTCGTCATTAGGTATTGGCTTCAATGCTTCAGTGATAGCTTGAGTGAGCATAAATTGAATCTCTGTTGTGGTGGGTAAGCTATCAAGTTTTTTTGTTTGTTCCTTGATAAGAACGATGTCTTTTTCGACATTGCTCAGGCGTTCATTTATAGTCTCAACTTTCTTTTCAAGGTTTTCAACTCTTTTCTCGAGATTATCCATACCACCACCCCCATCTCCATAAGAAGATGCTGCCTCACCCATGCTTATGATCTGAATTAATGAATTATTCAGTATAGCCAATTGTTGTTTCAGATTGTCAATTTCATCGGATAGCTCGATTTTAACATACTCTGCATATTTCTTGAAATACACATCATCAATGTCAGCATAATCGGTCTGCCGGTTGTATTTAAATGGGCGACGTGGTGACAATTTACCATCGAATACTTCGAATTTTTCTAATGCCTTACTCATTGTCAACACACTCTGCCATTCGATTTATGAGTTTATTAAATCTTTCCAGTGTTTCTTTAGAAACATTGGAAGTAGACTTTTCAAAATTATTTACAAGATCCTCTAATACATTCTCAACAAAAGTAACTTTGTCCTCAAATGTAAAATGTATATCAAATGATTCATTGTCAACTCTGGTAAAATACATTACATAATTTCCTTGCGTATTCGTCGAAAAGAAAGACAATAATGAGTGAGGATTACGGTTGTAATTTACTATCCGGGAAAGCACATCTTCGTTGATGTACTTAAACCACTTAACTTCGGGTACGTATTTTTCGTCAACTAATGCTAACGCTTCGTCATACCCATCAAGTAAATTCACAAGAAATGTTGTTGCTGGTAACCCATATCGCGGTATCAAGTAATTGTTTTTGAAATAGAACCATTTAGCCACGAAATTCCCATCATTACTAATTTGCTGTAATTTCGCATGAATATGCTCTAATTCCCCAGGAACATCTAATATACGCTGTTTGAATTCTTCATAATGAGCTTGTGCTTCAGATACAGGGACATTGGTTTCCATCGAGCACCCTCCATAGAAAATGATCCATAATGAAAAACACGCCTTTAGTCATGTGGCGTGTCTTGATGTCACTTCTTGCTGTTGCCCTGATCATCCATCTGATTGAGAAATTGTAGAAACTCCAAAGTTCTTTTCTTTTTTTCCTCGTCTGCCTTGTCCCACTCACGGAAAAAAACGTTTGTGATCGTGTCCTTCCGTTTTTCAGGCTTCCCCTTCTTGTCTGAAGGTGAGGGATCGTCGGTACGTCCCAAGAGGTAGTCGACGGTTACTCCGAAGTAATCTGCAATTTTTTCTAAGCGCTCTCTTCTGGGGAGCCTTTCCTTATCGTCAAGTTGTGATTTCTCGTAATGGGTGATGGAGGATCGAGGAATGCCGAGCGTATCTGCTAATGCTTCTTGCGATAATCCACGTGATTCCCTAAGTTCTTTTAATCTTTCCGGGAAACCCATTCCTTTTCACCTCGCTCAAGGAAATCATATCAAAAAATGTTCGCTTAAAAAACAGTGCGTTTAACGCACAAAAATGTGTTGACAGGTGCGAGTAACGCACGTAATATATAATCAAGAGGTGCGGATAACGAACAAGTGGAGGTGAATTTGATGAAAAAGAACCAAGCCAGAACCGCCCTGATCAAAGCGCGAAAAGATAAAAAGATGACTCAGCAAGAAGTTGCAGATGCGGTAGGTATTAACCGCGCCTTTCTGGCTAACATCGAACGCGGCCAACACACTCCTTCATTAGAGGTAGCACGTAAAATCGCATTAGTTCTTGAAAGTGACATGGAGACTCTTTTTTTTAAATCTGATGTGCGAAAAACGCACACAGCCTAAAAAGTTGATCATTATTGATGCTTTTGGGTTTGACTCAGCAGTTCACGGTGAAGTTCCAGGGTCGTCCCAGTAACCCTCAATCATACAGATAAACAAAGGGAGGGGTGAATGTGATCCAACGTAAGTTTCCGCCGGATGTCGAAAAATTCATTCACGAACTCTGTGCAAACGCGATTCTGCGTGCGATCCAAAACGGCACCTATAAGCCGACGGATCCCAAAATGGCTGAACCAAAGGTTGCGGCTCTCAAGTGAGGGCCAGCCCGGTGGACAAGCCCCTTTTACATTGTACACACCGATTCCCTTGAACCCACAGGGAAGTGATGGGAAGGAGGTGAACGCAATGCCAGAACAGACGATTGTTTTCTCGGAACTTGAGAAAGAAGTCGCAACACATATCCAAAGGCTGAAAACAAAAGGAGAAGCACCCGTTATCATCTCCGATAAAACGACAGAGCCAACCCATGGTGTATGCTCGCGGACGGTTCTTGTTACAAACGGTTACGAACTAACAAGCTTTTGTGAACTCTGGATCGAAAGTTACGGGCCGTTGGGTATGGTGACAAAGGGTACTGTTAGTGCCAGCGACGCCCGCAAATTCGTGGAATACCTGGATAAAAAGAGATTCCCTCAGCTAGCCGAGGGAGAGTCTGGAAGATGAGCACATCTTGATTGTACCTCGAAAACTGAATAACGCATGTAAAGGAGAGGGGAACGCATGAGCGCAAACAGATACGGCCATCAACTCGGCCAGGCGCTTATGGAAGCCGGCATGACCCAACTAAGTTTTAGCTTCGATGCTCATGTTAGCCCGGAATCCGTGAGCGCATATAAGAACGGACGAGCGATAGCACCACCAGATGTCAAATCCAAGTCGATCCTGCTGACAGACAATCCGTTCCTGTCGATTGCCGCAGCGCATGAATCAACCGCAGGGACAAGCCCGGCTATCTTGGACGGCGAGAACGTGGAACTTAACCGACACACGGTCGTGGCCAAGACGGTGGAGGAGATGGAGGAGTTACTGGCAGCGATCAAGCGGGTGCAGCCGATACTGCTGAAGCCACCGAGTAACTTCACCACTCAGGAGCGGCAACAGGTCGAGGAACTGATCCAGGAAACGTTGGACGTTGTCACCTCGGCCACCAACATGGCTGCTGTGATTACCAAGGAAACAAAATTGAGCTGGATCGCTCAATGGACGAAGCATAAAACCAAACTGGTCAAACGCGGATTCATGAAGATGGTCAGGGAGGTGGCTAAGGCTTGAAGCAGAGAGAACTTACGCCGGAAGACATCTCCGAGTTCCTTATCAACATGCGTAGTGCCATTGGAGCAACGCAGGATGAATTTTCTCGCATGATCTCGATCAGTCCCGACTCATTGCGAAGATACGAGCGCTGCGAAAGGACTCCTCGCTATGTTGAAGACTTTTGCGAACGTGTACGAGCAGTCGTGCGTGAAGAGATTCGTCGGAAACGGTCCCAAGGGATACCGATTGGTGTCGGGAAGATGCGGGCCAAGAGGACCAAAATTTCCAGATAGGAGGGACAGCTGATGGAGATGACAAGCCTGACACAGAAGCGGTACGGATACATCATACAAGCGTTAGCCGAAACGTCAGCCGACAAGAAAAGAAGCGGGGATGTACACAACGCGCTCAAGATACTGGAAACAGCGAAGAAGGTTCTGAAAATCAAAGATTGGGCCAACTTTGCTAAGGCAGACAACGGATTGGACGAGGAGCAGCTTTTTCTGATCGCGGAGGCTCTGGAACAGAGAGCGGAACGTCGGGAAATATTCGGGCCAACGTACGACGCCAGGATGATGCGCGAGACAGCAGCGCTGGTAAGAGAGTTCAAGCGCCAACGGGAAGCGGAATGGATGAAACAGCGGTTCCAGGAGGGGATAGCGTGAACATTCAAAGCATGAGAAGGCAACTGCTGAACTACCAAAGGCTGATGGTTGAAGCGCGGACAAGCGGGGACATGACAGCTTATGAAGTATACCGGGCGAAGACCCGTCAACTCACCGACGAAATCAGAAAAAAAGAAACCGCCTGCTCACAACAGACGGCATAGTATCGCTTACAAACAGCATATCACAGACGTTTTGCATTGGACAAGCAGTATGTCGCGGGCTTCGGCCTGCGCGGGGGCATCGACCAAAAAATAAGTGCGGCAGTTCTCCCGAATCTGTCGATGCTTCCGCGGAGGTTGAAACCTCCCAGGGCGGTGGCGGAAAGGTGTAGACGCTAATCGTTGTAGCCGTGACGCTCGGGAAGTCGGCGAGTTCACATGACGATGTGACACGATTGCCAGTAGACGGCGAGGGCAGACGTGCCAAGGCATGCAGGGTTCGATTCCCTGCCCGCCCTGCAACTTAATACAGAGGGGATGAGCACGATGTAATGCATGCCATCTCTTCGCCGGAACCTGTCAGCAGAGTGGGAGCGAGTGTTAGGTGGAGGGCTGCTGACAATTACATACGAGGTCAAGAGTGGGCAACAGAGGGTTGCAACTGCTGGCAGTGGGGGAAGGGCTGTTGGCGGCCTCGTGGATCATGAGGAAAGGTGGTGAGTTTCGATGGATGAGTAAAACAAAAGACTCTGCGTGGCAGCGCAGAGTCCAAGTAAATCCAAAAGAGTTACCTTCAGGGTAACGGAAGCAGTGACAAAAATCAAGCGGGGAGGTGCCAAGTGAACCATTATGAAGGGACGGACACAATGGTTTCTTCTACCTGATTTGTACAGGACATTGGATAATCCCGTGACACTAAAACGATATGCAGCAGCGTACATGTCAAGGCACTACCCGGAGTGGAAGCCACTCAAGATCAACAATCACAGAGTTTTGGCGGAGAGGAGGACTGAAGATGGCTAGAGCGCGGAACATCAAGCCTAGTTTCTTTAAAAACGAAGACCTGTCTGAATTGAGCCCTTACGCAAGGCTGTTGTTCATTGGCTTGTGGTGCCTAGCCGATCGTGAGGGATTGTTGGAGGATCGGCCAAAACGAATCAAGGGTGAATTGTTTCCCTATGAAAATGTGGACGTAGACAAATACCTGCAAGATTTGCACGACACAGGATTCATCCTTAGATACGAGGTTGACGGAAACCGGTATATCAGCATTCCCAAGTTTGCGGATCACCAAAATCCTCATCATCGGGAGGCGAAAAGCAAACTCCCAAAGCCGTGTCAATCCACGGAAAAGAACGGGACGAGCTTCAACCAAGGCGAGGTACAGCCTAGTGAAAGCCCTGGGCTTTCCGAGGAAAATCCCGACAAAGGCAAGGGAAAGCCTGATGAAAGCCGTGCTGATTCTCTGATTCCTGATTCCCTTAACCTGATTCCTGATTCCCCACTACCTACATCATTGCAATCGGATGATCAAGGAAAGGAGGTAGTCGTGGTCGGCGGCAGACCCCTGCATGTTTTCAAAAGTGTGATTGACCAGTACAAATACTACTTCGCATATGAGCCCAATAAAACCATCAGAGATTTACTGCATAGCTACTTAGACGATGGGGTGCAAATGGATATGATTGCATGGGCGATGCGGAACGCGACGGAAAAAGGCAAAGCGTGGGACTATGCCAGGGGTACAATCGAAAAGCTCTTTGTGAGAGGCGTAAGAACGGCAGAACAGGCGGAACAGGCCGACAGGGAATTCCAACAACAGCGGGAACAGCGACAGTCACGCAAAGTCGTACCTATCAGGGAGGACAAGCTCCCAGCCTCAGTACAATGGCAACAGGAACAAGAAAGGTCTGGGGCAGCCATGCAGACAGTACAGGAAACACGAACAGTGGCAGACGACCCGGAACTGGCAGAGATGCTCCGCAACCTACAGCGCACGAAGAAGGCCGGTTGTTAGAGCGGCGAGGTGCGGCAACCGCTACGTGTACATGGAGAGCGAGAGGAGGAACGAGCATGAGCCAACTGGTTTTCATCCAAAACAACAGACCTGTAACCGATAGCCTGACGGTCGCCCACACATTCGAAAAGCGACATGACCGAGTGCTTCAAGATATTCGCGAGTTGGGATGCAGTGAGGAATTCCGACTCCACCATTTCGTGGAGTCCTACTACGTCAATCAGCAAGGCCGTAGAATGCCGCGATACATCATGACAGAGCAGGGCTTCTCTCTTTTGGTAATGGGATACACCGGCCAAAGGGCGATGGAGTTCAAGGAAAAATACATTCTCGAATTCCACAGAATGAGGGAGAAGCTACAGAGCACGAATGTTGTGGAACTGGATGAACGACGGTTGAGATTGGAGTTGTTTAAACAGGCGATAGAGCACGAACAACGCCTGGAGAGCGTGGAGAAAAAGCTGTTGGAAATCGATCACAAGGTGGAGACACAGATTACTCTCAATAGCAGGGAGCAGCGTATCCTGCGAAAAGCTGTACAGAAACGGGGAATGGAGCTGGCAGAACAGATTCCCTTCCGTCAACTGATGATGGTACGGGATGGAATCGGAGAGGACATTCGCAAGATTCGCTCACAACTGATTCGGGAACTATACCGTGACTTGTGGGATCGGTTCGGTGTGACAAGCTACGCTGATATTTTGAAGAAGGACTTGGAGGTAGCCCTAGGATATATCCGCAACTGGATACCTCGTCAGGTAGCTTAA